GGGCGTTTATTGAAAGGGCCGGGCGATGGCGTATCTGATTCTATTCCTGCTGTTATTGGCAATAAGCAGCCCGCTCGTCTTGCTGATGGCGAGTTCGTGGTGCCTGCACGCATCGTATCAGAACTGGGAAATGGATCAACAGAGGCAGGAGCAAGAAAACTCTACGCCATGATGGAACGCATTCAAAAAAATCGTAGTAAGTCTGTGGGCAAAAATAAAGTAGCTGTTAATTCCAAATCAGATAAACATCTACCCGCATAACTATGGCGCTATACCAAGTACACCCAAATGAATTACCTAGAGTATGGCCTATAGCTGCACCAATGCTTCAAAGGGCGATTGACCTTGACCCTGACTTAATAACCATAGAACAGGTTGAATACTCGGTACGCACAGGGCGCACATTTTTATTAGTATGGGATGAACCGGAAGAAGGTATAACAGGTGCGGTAACTGTAGATATTATTGACTACCCGCGTGAGCGTGTAGCGCATGTGAATTTAATGGGTGGCAAAGGCATAGTCCGTGCCCATGTATTTGAAGAAGCTAAAAACTGGATGCGCTCAATGGGCGCTACTACCACACAATGTTGGGCAAAGGGAAGCCTAGTCCAGATGTATGAAAAAATGGGCATGACCAACACCCATCAGGTGATGAGGGAAAAATTATGATTATCCGCAATAAATTCAATGGCTACATAAACGGTAACAATCGACTCTACCCCGGCGGTGGAGGTGGCCCTACGCAATCTACATCATATAACACCAACATCCCTGAGTACGCTCGGCCTTATGTTGAGCAAATGCTTGGTTCAACACAGAAACAAATATTTACCGGTACTTCAAGCGGTAACGGGCAATTTACGCCTACAGGATTTAATCCGTATACACCTTATGGCGCTACATATCAAAAAGACCAAACAGGCGCGCCGCTTAAAGATGCAAGCGGTAACATTATGTATACCAATACAGCGCGGCAACAAGCCGAAGCCGCTGTAGCTCCTCAATCGTACGGTCAACAAGCCGCTACATTTGATATTAACAATTACGCAAACCCCAACCAAACAACGTCTGCAAGTCGAATGATGGGGGACTTAGCAGGCCGTTCGGCTGCTAGTGGATACTATTCTCCAATGCAAGCTGAGCGGTTCCAGCTTGGCGCTCCACAACAAGTGCGTACAGATTCGTTTACCCAACCGGGCGTGTCGCAAGGGTATATGTCGCCTTACATGCAGAATGTAGTCAACGCTCAACAACGTGAAGCTCGTCGTGCGGGTGAGATTCAAAGGAATCAAAACCAAGCTCAAGCTGTAAATGCGGGTGCTTTTGGTGGTTCACGTCAAGCTATTGTAGAAGCAGAGCGTCAGCGTAATCTTGGCACACAACTTGGCGACATCCAAGCACAAGGTTTACAACAAGCGTACCAGCAAGGCCAAGGCCAGTTTAATACAGAGCAGAACGCATACTTGCAAGCGCAGCAAGCTAATCAACAAGCCAACATGCAAACGGGTATTCAAAACCTGCAAGCACAACAAGATGCGCAGCGACAGCAAGAACAGTCACGTCAGTTCGGTGCCAATCTAGGGTTACAAGGCTACAGTCAGGCTATGCAAGGTGCAGGGCAATTAGGGCAATTAGGGCAACAACAGTACGGTCAGGAGATGGGCAGGATTCAAGCCATGTCTGATTTGGGCGCTAAAGACCAAGCTCAAGAACAAGCTATTATTAATCAGCAGATACAGAATTACGCGACGCAACAGCAGTACCCATACATGCAGCTTGGCATCATGTCCAATATGCTGCGCGGTCTGCCTATGCAAGCGGGTACTACTAACATGTATCAAGCGCAACCTATGGGTATTCAGCAAGCCGTGGGTATGGCTGGCGCGCTAAGTAATCTTGGCAAGAAAAAAGGCGGCGTAATTAAGATGGCTGGCGGTGGTGTTGCTGGGATTGAACCGCACAGATTGTCTGGTATGGCTGGAAAACTTTCTGACCAACAGTTACAGCAAGAAGTTGCTAGTAATCAAAATAATCCGCTAGTTGCTGGAATTATGCAAGATGAGACACAACGCCGTGCAGCTATTCGTGCTGGTATGCCTAAAGCCGCTAATGGTGGCGTGGTTGCGTTTGCTAAAGGCGGCGGTGATTTTTACGAGCAGTATAAAAAAGATGTAGCCCCAGCAATTGCGGAAGCGTCCAAAGAAGATGAAAGCGAAACAGCGCTTAGAGCTTCGTTAAAGCGTGAAATGGAAACGGCTAATAAATCGCCAAAAGAATTAGTTGACCAGCAAAAAGAATTTAACACAGCCGCTGGCGTACCTACTGAGTTAACTAAAAAATTACGGGAAACATACACCAAACAATTAGATAACATGGCCTCTGAAACTGAAGAGCAACGCAACTTGCGTAAAGCCCAAGCATGGGCAATCTTTGGTTCTACACCGGGGCCATTGTTAAAAGTTGGTTTGCAAGCTATGCAGGGCTATATAGAAAGCGATATAGAAGATACTAAGCAACGTAAAAAAATGCTTAACGATTTGAATAAATCTATTTTTGAATTAGACCAAGTTGATTACTTAGAAAAATCTGGGCAAGCTAAAGAAGCTATGGCGTTTAGAAAAGACTCATGGAAACGCGCTGATGATATACATGAGAAGTTAGCTGTAGTTAATCAACGTAGAAAATCAGATATTCTTGGTGCTACTACTGAAGGTGCTAAAGGTGCTATGCAAGCTAGGTCGCATATAGAAGGCGAGAAAATCCAAGCAGCTTCACGCGCAGCCTCTGACCAAAAATATGCGGATAGACAAGCAGAAGCTGATAAAAAACGTGCAGACCTGCACACTAGATTAGCGCGCGCTGAGTTACAGAAGTTTGATAGTGACAAAGAACGTAGACAGCAAGTGTCTACTGCCGAACAAATACTTGCGTCTAACGCCGACGAAGAAACAAAAGCTGGACAAAGAAAAATATTGGCGGGTATTAAAGCCGAGCGTGATGCATTAAGACGTAGCCTTCCAAATAGTTATCAAGATGCTAGACTAGATCAATTAGAGGACGATAATAAAGCTTCCAATACTGATACGGTTGATATTAGTAAATGGGGCGATCCGAAAGTAAAATCTAAGTAAGGCGCAACATGATTACTTATGAAATTCAAGGGCCGGATGGTAAGACGTATGAAATCGACGGCCCTGAAGGCGCTAGTAAACGCGAAATTGTGGCGGCTATTCAAGCTAAACTCAGTTCAAGAGAGTCTGAAGAACCCAAACGCGCGCCGGAATCAGGCGGTATAGCGGGGTTTAAATCTAGTCTTGAAAGTATACAAGCTGCTTACTACGCTACTAAAGCGGCGGCTGGCGTTGAAGGTGCAGAAGAAGAAGCCAAGAAACACCGCGAAAAAGCGGCGGCTATCTATAAACAACCCGAGTTCCTTGAGCACCCTGTCGATTACTTGACAGGTCTGGCTGGTCAGGCTGTTCCTTATATAGCGGCTCCTCTTGTAGCGGGCACTGCTGCTGCCGCTGCTGCTCCTGTTTTGGGTGCTGGCGCGCTTGGTACAGCTATCGCTGGTACGGGTGCCGCTTTCCTTGCTAATGCTGCGCAGTTTACAGGTACTAACCTGTCCCGTCAGTTGGAAGAAGGCAGGGGAGCCAAAGACCTTAGTTCGCTTAATGCTGTTGCTGCTGCTATTCCACAAGCCGCTTTAGATACTTTAAGTCTAAAAATGATGCCGGGGCTTAGCAACATCCTTGGCAAAGCTGGGTTTAGATTAGGTGAGAAAGAGATTGAACAAGTAGCTAAGCAATCAATCATTAAACAAGTAGCTAAAACATCTGGCACAGAAGGTCTTACAGAATCTGCGCAAGCAGTATTGGAACGCGCTCAGGCTGGACTCAACCTGACTGATGAAGATGCTAGAAAAGAATACTTTGAGAACTTTATAGGCGGCGCGTTGTTGGGTGGCGCTGTTGGTGTACCGGGCCATGCCTATGAGAAGATGAAGGCACAAGATCAAGTGCTGGCTAAACAGTACGAGGCTGAACAAGCTGTTCAAAAAGCTACGGAAGAAGCTGCCAAGATAACCCAGACTGCGGTACCAAACGCCCAAGGGGTGGCAGAACTGCCGACTTATACCCCCCTAGATACTGGCGCTGTAGGTAAAAAACCTGAACAACAACCTGTTCAAGCTGTTCAACCGCCTGTAGCGGAACCCCCTGCCGCCCCTGTAGCGGAACCCCCTACCGCCCTGACAAAAGAAAATGTTGCCGCAGCCTACGCTGCCAATGACGTCAACACAGAGAAGGTGCGTAAAGAATTAGAACCTCAGCTCATAGAGATGGGGTTTAATACTAAAGAAGAACAAAAGGCGTACCTTAAAACTGTACAAACTGAACTAGGCATTCCTGCTGTAGACCCTAAAGCTTCGGGCATAGAAAAGGTTAAGCAGCGCCGCGCAAAAGAACAATGGGCAGCAAACTATTTTACGCAACAAGAAATGCGGAAGGGGGTAGAAAATGTCCAGCCATCTACAGCAATTAACGCAGCAGCAGATCAGCCTAGCATTACTAGCGCTCCACCAGCAGTGGGAGGAACCCCCACCGGAATTAAAACACCTGACGTACCTAGAGTGGTCGATACTGGAGGGGATGCTACAACAGATAATGTGGCAGAAACAGCACAGCCTGCTGCACTAACTGAAGAGGAAGTAAGTGTATCTGCGCCTATTGAGACTCCTATACAAGCTACCCCTACCGAAAAGGGTGAAGCACAACCTACTACTAAAGTTACTGAGCCAGTAAGACGTACCATTACGCTTGAAGAAGAGAAGGCCGCTCCGGTAGAACAGCACACGCCTGAACAAGCTGCGTTCTTGCAAATGAAGACTAAGACTCGCGCTAAGCCCGCTGAGTCTATTAAAGAAGGTATTGGTTATGCCGCCGCTGAACAAGCGTTTGATGCGTATGACTCAGCCTATAAAACCGTAAAAGAAAAAGTTAAGCCGTTAGTAGCCCAAGAAAACGAAATTAGGCAAAACGCTTATAAAGAAGCGGTAGCCCGCGACGAAGAAGTAACTAAACCCGAACCTGCTACAACGCTCGACGTTCTTCAAAAGATGCCGGAGGCTGAGTTAATCAAACTGTTTGAAGACAGTGCTGACGCAACTAAATTAACTCAAGAGCGTAAGAAAGCGGCGATAGTACGTAACAAATTTGTTAAGAGCCTGACGGAGAAGCAACAACAATCTATTGACAAGAAGTCTGTAGAACTTCTTCACCGTGAGGTGCGCAGCGCCAAGAACATCGGTAGAACTACTACTGAGGCTGACTTACGTAAGAGCCGTGAGCAAATAGCGGAAGAGTCGGTTCAAAAACTACTTGAAGACGTTGAAAAGCCAACGCGCAAAGTGTCGCCTACTAAAGAGAAGAAAGGCCCATCTCAGGTAGAGACGTTAGATCAAAAGCGCGATGCTACTATCCGTAAAGCGTTAGAGAGTGGTGAAGTTGGTAACGTGTTTGCTGCTATCGCCAACGAAAAAATCAATGACTCTATAACGGCATTCTTTGCTAGAAAAATATATGACGTTCTAAAGAAGTTTGATGCAGAGCCTAATATTGTTTTAGATACGGTAGAAGATGGACACGCAGGTAAGTATGACCCGTCTAACGAAACCATTACGATTGATTTAAATAATCTAGGCAAAGACCGCTTAGATGTTGTAGTGCTGCATGAACTTACGCACTATATGGCAGACCATGTCATTGACAACCGTGGCAGTCTAACTAAAGAGCAACAAGTTGCAGTAAACCAACTAGACCGCTTACAGAAATATGTTAACTCTCAGTTAGGTAAGAAGTTTGAGATTGGCACCCTCAAAGAGTTCGTAGCCCAAGCGTTTTCTAACCCAGAGTTCCAAACAGCTATGGGTCGTTTGCCTGTTATGGATGAGGGCAAGAAACTCAGCGCGTTCTCTATATTTGCCAAACGTGTCATGGAGATGCTTGGCTTCCGTAACCGGATGCTAACTAAAGAAGAGCTAGAAGAGATCGGCATATCGGGCGGCGTCCTTGGGGATGTGCTGACGCAAATTGAACAGATCATTCAGGTAGATCGTACCGCCCCGGCTATTGGTGTGTCTTACATGGCTAAGGCATCTAACAAGCCACATATACCTGCGCCCGCTGGCGGCTCTACAAGCTTTGCGCAGTTGCGTGACTCTATACCTAGCCCTAACTTCAGCGTCAAGGACATAGCCAAAGCGTTTAACAAGAGTAAGGCTGCGGAAAGCGCTGTGCGTATATTCCAGAATGACCGCGCAGCTATTAAGAATTGGCAACGCAAGTTGTGGATGACGGGACGTTTAGTTTCTTACGCAACTGGCTTCAATAACATCTACGACCAGATTACTCTGTCGTCAGGCAACTCGCATTGGATGTACTCGCAGTACGTTCAGGTACATAACGAAGCAGTGCGCAAAGGTGTATCGCAGTACGCTAAAGAACGCGACTTGGATATTGACACCGCGCTTAAAGAGCTTGGCCTGTTTGCTATTGCCCGTCATGAGGATGAGCGCCGTGAAGTTCTGTACTTACGTGAAGTGCCGCTGTCTGATAAACCTATATTAACGGACGCTAAAGGTAACAGTATTACCCCGGATGAAGCGCGCGCTGCAATCTTCACCTATATGGACAACCATAAGCTAGACCTGTCGGGGGCTACATACCTACGGGAGCAACTTAACGCTATTGTCAACGACAAAAATAATCTTAGTAAAGAAGAGAAAGACCAGCCGCACTTAGACAGAGACAGCCAGAAATATTCTGTCGCTGGTTATTCTCCTAACCAAATCAAAGCAGCAACCGCCGAATACAACAAGCATAAAGCTGCTGCGGATAAAGTCCTTGATAAGTTAAAAGCCGTCAACGATGCGGTCATTGAGCTTAATACTATGGCAAACTACATGTCGCCGTATGCCAACAACTACTTTATGTTTTACGGGTTTGAGAACTACGTGCCGTTCAAAGGCAAACACTTTAACGAAGACAAGGTAGATATATTTAATACCGACAGCCGTAAGCTAGGCGGTGAGTTGCAGGAAGACATTAATACGTTTGAAGGCCGCTCAACTGTGCCTGATAACCCTATCCTTCAAATCATGGCTGACGGAGCTAAAGCTTCTATGCGGGTTGGGCGTAAAGACGTAACGCAAGCGATATACAACGCGGTAAAAGATGGCACGTTGCAGGGCAAAGTAGTACAAGTAGTGGACTTTAAAGACCGCGCTAATGAGAACCTGCTTAAAGAACTAAAAGGTAACACTAAGGTTTTCCATTACATGCCTGACGGCAAAGTAGCTGTTATTCAAATCAATGACGCGGCACAACGCGAAGCAATACGTCGTACATACAGAGATACTCATCCAGTGGCTGATTGGGCAGTTAATAAAGTAAACTGGGCTACTGGCATTGTTGGACAAATGCACACGCGATATAACTTAAAGTTTGCCCCTGTTAACTTTATCCGTGACGTATTAACTAATGCTTGGACGCTTGGCGCAGAACTTGGCCCTACTCAATCTTTCCGCTATTTAAGTGCTATTGCAATGGATGTTGTGTCTGGCAAGATGGCTAAGTCGTGGCGGTTTAGTGCGTTATATAGCCAAGGCAAGACTAATATTATTGCGCAACTTGCTAAGACTGATGATTACTACAAAGACTTAATGGATTACGTTAAAGCTGGTGGTAAGGTGTCGTACATCGCTGGCATTGCGCCTAAAGGTCAGCTGCAAGAGTTGATGAACTCGTCTACTGATAAAGTATTTACTAAAGCTAACATAGATAAAATGTTTGATACTTGGATTGATACGTTCGAGATGACCTCTCGCGTGTCTGCATACCGCATTGCCAAGTCAAATGAGATAGCTACCCTGACTAAGAAGGGCGGTAAGACTAAGAAAGAAATTGAAGAAGCCGCTACCGTTACCGCTTCTGCTTACGCTAAGAACTTAGCTAACTTTGAACAGGTAGGTGAGTGGGGTAAAGCGCTTGGCGGTATGTTCATGTACTTCCGTCCATCGGCGACGGGCGCTGTACGCGCTATGGATGCTGTGGCTCCTGCCTTTAGAAGTAAAGAAAAAGTAAAACAAACTTTGCCAGAGTTTGCACGCGCCGCTAACATTAGAGAAGAGCTTAGTAGGGGTGTTACTGAAACGGAAGAGAAGAAGCTTAAGGCGGAGCTTGTTGAGATGAATAAGGCTCTAGCTACGTTTGATGAGAACTACTCAAAGATTCAAATGAGTTCCCGTATTGTTATGGGTGCGTTGCTTGGCGCTGGCTACATGACATATTTAATGGCGTCTGGCGGCTCTGACGAAGATGAATTAGGGCGCAATAGAGTATCAACAGATGATATGGCGCGTTGGACAAAGTTTGCCCGCTTCCATATTCCCGGCCTTAACAACCCAATTCAAATTCCTTGGGGCTTTGGTCTTGGCGGTTTTGCTGCGGTTGGCGCTCAAATAGGGGCTATGTTGGATTCTAAAAATCCAACAAGTACGGCAGAGTACTTAGACAATATGAGATCGGTTGTAATGGACTCGTTCTTACCGTTGCCTATGTCGCGTATTCCTGTAACAGAAAAACCATTACAGTTTGCGCTTGATTCTATATTGCCGTCGCTTGGTCGCCCAATGTTTGAATACGCTATGAATATTGATGCGTTAGGGCATCAGATATATAACAATCGCCAGACACGTTATGGGGACGCTTACACCGGTGGTGACAATATTCCTGAAAGCTATAAGTTTGCAGCGCGTTGGTTAGCTGAGACAACTAACGGGGGTATTAATTGGAGTCCTAACACAATGTACTTCTTCGCTAATAACTACGCTGACGGAGTATCTAATCTAATTAATAGCCCAATAAGTGTAGGCATGTGGCTGTCCGGTAAGAAAGACTTTAACTCCCACACAGATACTATGTTCTTAGATAGTTTCTTTGGAACGCGCTCTAACTTTGATGCTCGTCAATGGTCTAAAGTAGAAGCTGATTTAAAAGACCGTGGTGAAAAAGTTAAAATGTTTAAAGAAAGTAATCCTGTACAGTACGCTAAGTATCTTGCCAGCCATCCGTTAGATCAAATGCTATCTAAGATGTATGATGATGACGTTAATGGACGTTTAAAAGACTTACGCGCCGAAGCTAACAAGTGGCGCACGATGCAGGGGTTAGATACTAAAACGCGCACAATGCTGGTAAAGAACGCTGTGCTTCAACAAAACTTAGAAAAAGCGCGGTTAATAAATCTATACAAAGCGTTCGGAGTCAAACCCTAGGCAGTTCGCCACACGCGAATGCCTAGGTGTCCTTCTTTCTCACAGGTAAATATCTTCACCCTGACGCGTGCTTTCTTAGAGGCAATGTCTGCTGCATACATCATCTGGGCAGGGCGCAGTGTGGGGATAAAGAAACTTTCCCCAACCGCCATATAGTCATACGGGAAAATCCACTCTGGCTCTTCAGTCAGTTTCTCCATCTCCGCTGAAGAAGGTATCTGGGATTTCGGTGGCAAAGACATAAGTGTTCACATTCATATTTTTATCAAGGATACTCAACGCTTGCTTCCATCCAGCGTCAAGGCGCGACTTCTTAACTTCAATAAGAATATTTCTTTCTTTCATGTTTTGTTCAAACTCTCGTGAACTAACATTCTTATCCGTCAGGTATTTTTTAAACTCCGTCGTAGATATAGTTACTAACCCTGTCGCTAAGTCTATTCGCCCTACAAGGCTAGTGCGTGGCTCCATCGTAACTTTGCCGTCGTTAATGCCCAAGAAGCCCGTGTAGTATTTATTGATGAAGTCACCAACCAACGCTGAGTGATCTGTCTCTCCAAGGGTAACTACCTTGTCGCGTATGTTAATCATCTCACTGCATACCTTCTCGTAGATACGGTTCAAGTCATAATCAATGATGCCAAACTCATTACCTATCACACCGCCTGTCATAGCTGCGCCAATAATGTTCTCGTAGAAACGGTAGATCGCGTCGTTGCCAAAGTCTTTCTTAAACCGTTCAATCCACTCTTTCACTATGTCCGTCAGCGCCGCTTCACCTGTTGAGAAGTAAGCTGGTATAAGTTTGCGTCCTGCATGACCATAGTTGTACTTGAACGCATCAAACACCTTCGGGCCAAAGTCTGGCTCGTCAATCAACAGCCGTGGTTTCATTACAAGAAACTCAATCATACGTGCCATCTCACCTGTAGCCATAGAGTTGTTGGACATAATCATATCCAGTAGCGGCATGTTACAAGTCATCATGGCAATGGACGATGCTAAGAGTTCATGCTCTCGCTCAGCGTTAATCGACCCCTGCATCCTGATCTTAGCTTTACCCTGAGAGATAGCGTGAACCATCTTGCTTAGCTCTTCTATCTTGCGGGTATGCGCTTCATCAACGCCGAACGCTGCGTTCTTCAATGTGACGTACCGCTGATTCAAACCATTGTTTGTCGCATCGAACACTGAGATACCCACGGGGTTACACCAAATACTTAAGTTGGCGTACAGCGCTCCCGTCTTACCGTTGCCTGATTTACCTGTATAACTAACGATAGCGCCCGGCGTAGACGTCAACGGCATCAACGGTGAACCCAAGCCAATCAACGTACCAAACGCGTGCATTTCCATCGACGGGCGGTTCAACTGTTGAGCAGACTCCTGCCAGCGCTCAAAGGTTCCCTTCGGCTCAAAGTGTTTCGATACACTCTTAACCATAGGTGAGGCGGGCGTTTGAACAATCGTTCCGTTTGATCTAATTAAATGATTGCCGATGACATACTCTCGGCCCAACCGCTCGTCGCCTATTACTTCTGTCCAGCCCATCTGCATCTGCATTAACTCAGCTTCTGCCTGTGTTTGTAGGTAGTGACCCCATTTCATGATATATCCCATGATATGCACCAATTTATCTGCGTTACCTGTAACGCCCATAAACCCAATAGCTTTCTTAAACTCGTCAGACGCATTCAAACTCCTAGTAGTCACCATGAAATCGCGCGGCGCATCTTTAGGCAACAGAAGACGCATCATTAATATCTCGCCGTCAGCTTTGCTAAACATCCTACGTATAGGAAACAACTCATGCGGATAGATAAGCTGCGGGTCTTGCTCTTTCTTATTACCCTTCTTGTCTAACTTAGGCGGCGGCTGATAGTAGATACCGCCTGACTCACCTCTAAAGTATGGGTATAGCGCTTGCGGGTGATCTGGTATTACGTTTGACGGAATACCTTCGGTATTCGTTTGCTCCCGAACTGCGTCCTCTTTAGGAGCTTGCGCGATTTTGATAATTCGTCCAAGTGCGAGTGGGTTGGTAATCTTTCCTCTGTGTTCGCAGGTATCGCAGATTCCGGGGTTTTCATTGTCAAATGTGATGCAAGAATATGGCTTTCCTTGGCGCAATGTTGCCTTGCGTTCCGTATCTGAAAATGAATATTTGGGGTAGTCTTCGGATAGTTTGTGGATTGATTCATCGCGATCCACGCAATGTTGGGCAATAGAGAGTACGGCAGTCCACATTGGTTCTGGTAGCACCGCAGAGTTTTCAATAGCCCATCTAATTTGTCCGCATCCATCTCCTTCGAGGCTTCTAATTGCGATTTTTTCAAAGCGTGTCTCCTGATTGTCCAGCTTCATCAATGCTTTAGTATCGTCATCCAACCCTTTGGGCAGGTTCTTTAAGATTTCTGCTGGCGTCTCTTCTACTATGCCTAAGAACTCTTTGAACTCATCAAACGAATATACCGGCAGATCATCCGATATAACCTCACATTTACTCGGTGGAGTTGTCTTATAGTTGAACGTATCAGGGCAACGCATGATGCGCGCCATGTCTGCCGTAACAACTGGGTCAATGAACAGATCATTATCGATACACAGTGCTTTGAACTTTTCGGCGTAGGGCTTCCACTCCGCAGCAGGGATGTCCCGATCAAATAACCAGTAGGCATGTATGCCTGTACCGGAATCGATGATAACAGGGGGAGGTAAATCAACTCGTGGGATGAAAGCGTGTAATGAAACGAGAGCATCCCCTTTACTATCGTATCCTCTTCCGAGAGCTGCTTTCCCTGCCCCAACATCGAGGTCAACGAAGAATGAACGTAGGAATTGCGCGTCCTCTGCCTTGCGGCTATAACCGTCGAAGGAAGCAAGGGCCACATATACGTTTGCTTCTTCCAATTCAAACTGTCTTGCAATAGCTTCAACATCATCTATAGACTCCGCAAATTTCTGTGTAATTCTTTTATCTAACTTAGCTACACAGTAAACGCCCTGCGAAGGCAATGCTTTCTCGTAAAATTGTTTTATCATAATCGCAGAGACAAGAAAGGCAGGATTTCTCCTGCCTTGTGTTAATGGGTGGGGTACTCGCTACGTCTGTTTGCAACCAGCTTTTGCCCGATCACGCCACGCGATATGCGAAGCCAGCATCCGCTTTTCCCCGTTAAATCGGCTTACCAATCATGTCTTCAATATATGCTTTGGCTTCCTTCACAGTCTTAGCAGGTAGTACTCCCTCTGCTAAATCTTTCTCTACTAGCCTGATGAAAGCCAAAGCTATATCTTCATTCTTACCACGCAGAACTGCGCCGCGAAACCAATTATGAACTGTTGCCCGAGATACTTCTAACGCTACAGCTACGTACTTAGCAGGAAGGTTTGCTTGTACACAAAACTTTGCCAACTTATAGCCAACGCGATAAGTATCATCTGCTTCATCAAGTCCACTTAAAAACTTAGTACTGTAAGGCCGCGACATAATCCCCCTTATTTCTTAGTCCACTTCTTAACTACTTCAGAAGCATCAGTTGCTTGAGCAGGTGCGCGCTTGGTAGTCTCTCTAACGGTAGGCTCTGCCACCGCTATATCTTCCTCCGTTGCTGTCTCTTTCTTCTTGTAGACAGAAAGCTTAATAGCAGATTCAGCGGCAGGAGTTTTACCCTGTGCGGTAACAGAGTCATAGTCTGCGGGATCAACTGCACCTGCTGGACTAAACAATACTTTAGGGAACTGCACCTTAGTATCGAACTGCACCTTAGTTACCACACGCCCTTTACTGACGTTGTTATTGGCAAGCATTCCTATGTAGGACTTGAAAGGCCATCTACCATTTTCTTCCTTGCCGAAAGTCGAAGCTGCGGGGATAACGAATTCCAATACATCACCAGACGGGTCTTTTGGGAGGACAACAGCGGTACGCCATGACAGTTTGCATTTCGCACCAACACCGGAATCGTTCGAGCCTTTCGCGGAATTGGGACACACATCGCACGTAGGTGCACAAGGATGCTCAACATCTTCGTCAGGCTTAACGGAGTCGTTTGACCAACAGACGGGGGATGCGACTTTTCCTTCTTCATACGTACCCTCATAGCATTGACGTGACGCGCTATGCGCCATACGAACGAAAATCACATTCATGTGACGGTCTTCAATACTGCCTACTTCTTTACCGCCTACCATCTTACGGAATACACCGCCTTTGATAGAGAGACGCTTAGTTTGATTTGCACTGCCGCCAGCAACCGCTGCCGTGTCTTCATCGACACCGGTCTGAATCATCAAGGGATTGTTGGCGAGGATGGTTGCGAGTTCTGTACTCATGATTATTTCCTTTAACTTTATTTGACTGTGGGTTTCTTAACTGTGATGGTAAATTCACGCATCACGTTCACACCGGGGGGCAAACCTTCATGATGCCGCTCGGACATGAATTCTTTAAAATTACTTTGGTGCAACATAGCGGAAAACAATTCAACAGCGCCCGTTTCTACTACGAACTTGTTAAAGTTATCGCGGTCTGAACAGGTAAACCTTTCTTTCAAACTCTTTATTACTGTGCCACTATTAGTGCGGAGACTTTCTACTTTCATCTCATTGCACCCCGCTAACATCTCTTGTTCGAGTACAGTCATCTCAGCTTTTAAAGCTTCGTCTTGCAACTTGAACTCGGACTCAATCCTGTCACGCTCGTTTCTAATAGTCAAGTAGGTTTTAACTAATTCTTCCATGTCATTCATAGATTTCCTCTTTATATAAATCAACTAACTTTTCGTGTGAATCAACTTTATTTTGCAACATTTTGTACATCTTCCGTTCTACTTCTGAACCCTGCAAATGAACTACTGTCATACTATTCTTCTGCCCCATACGATCTATTCGGGCTATACACTGTAGATACGTTTCTACACTCATAACAGGTGACCAAAATACTATAGTGTCAGCAGCGGTTAGCGTGACACCGTGTGATGCAGCTTGGGGCTGTATGACTAACACTCGTGGCTCCTGTGTAGTCTGAAACCTATTGACGATGCGTTGCCTTTCACCAGCAGACACAGCGCCGTTAATAATCTCGCTACTAACTCCGAGTCCTGTAAGAAACTTACTAACCACTTCAATCGTATGCGTGTAAGGTACGAACACTAAAATCTTGTGGTCAGTCTCATCTATTACTTCCTCCAACGCTTTCAACCGTGGCGATATATCGAACTCAATTACTTCTCTAGTGTCGGTGTATACCGCGCCGCCTGATACTTGAAGGAGCTTGCTTAGCATCGCCGCTGCGTTCACCGCTGATACTTGTTCGCCAGCAGCTTCAATCAGCATGTCGTCTTTTAGTTTCTTATAATATTTAGCAGCTTGTACGGTGAGCGGTACTTCTCGCGTCTGATAGAGAACATCTGGCAGATCAAGACACTCTGCCTTCGTGAACCTAACAGCGGGTTGTAACGCGTCGTATACCATTTGTTTAGAAGACGGTTTCGGTACCCACTTGAACCGTGTAAGTTGCTGCATTACTTTGTCCCGCCATGCTGTTGCGTACTTAGGAACCTTGCTTGGTGAAACCAAACGCGCTAAGCCAAACGCATCGATGGGGGACTGAGATGCTGGAGTACCGGTTAACATCCATAACCGTGTCTCAGGTTTAATTAACTTAGCAAGTATTTTCCAACGTATGGTGCTTGTAGACTTGTAAGCGTTCGCTTCATCAACCACTATCAAATCAAAGTTACCGCGATTTATGTCGTCAGCTAATATGCCCACGCCATCGTAGTTAGTGATGATAAAGTCATACTCTCCGTTAAGAATCTTTTTACGCTTGGGTGCAGGGCCATACGCTACACCCGCTGACCTGTGCATAGCTGTCTTAAACACATCTGCTTGCCACGCTGAATACATAATAGTCAGAGGGCATATAACAAGCACGCGCTTGACCACTCCCAAGTTCATTAGATAGTCAGCCGCCCATATCACGGAAGATGTCTTGCCTGTACCCGCCTCGTTGAAACAGAACGCGCGCCGTCTGCTTGCTAAGAATGAGGCAGTAGTTTTCTGATGGGCAAACGGCGTATAGAGGCCGGGCCACTTGTAATCACGCAGTATGGGTGATGGGAGATTGTTATAGCCAAAAGACTCGGCTATAAATGTAGCTTCGTCCTGTCCCCAATAAACAAGAAGCTCTGTCTCGTCATCGGTTCGGTCAAGAATCTCACACTTCTCTACGTAGGTGAGGATGTGGTCGGCATCTGTGTTGGACGCTCGAAACCGTAAAGCAGCGTTATCTACGACTGTAAACTTAATATCTTGCATTTTGATCTCACTGTAAACTTAAAATTAACTGTAGCCCCTTACGGGGGCTAATCGGCTACATCCGTGCCGCGAGTATTTCGAAAGGGTGGCACTAAGTAACTGATGCGGTTTATGGGGGGAAAACCTTGCGAGAAGAAAAACCCCCGCCCACTCACACCTTACGGTATGAAACTATTAATGTCAACTAAAACTTTACTTCATCGATCCATCGGGCTTGCGTTTAAAGCTGCGGTTCTTGTGCGGGGATTCTAAGCGCACTCCGTCTGCATTGCTACCGCCTTTGGATAACGCTTTGACGTGTGCTACGTCCTTGCCCTTTCGGGCAATACCTTTCTTGTCCATCTCTCGCCTAGCCTTCTGGCGCTCCATACGGTTATCGTGTTCGCCCCGAGCCAACTCTTGTTGGTACTCTTTCTTATAGGGTCTTGGTGTCTTCGTGTATGCCATGTTTTACCTCGTGAATTTTGTCGTTCTGTTCTTTACTACGGTATGTATACAAGCTTCTAGCCAAAGCTTCAGTTAATGCTTTCTTTGTTTCTTGCATCGATGCTGCTAGTGCTTTGGTGTACTCGTTCATTAGTTATTCCCTTATCTTTCCTACCCAACCTCTGTAAGTTGCCCCAAACTTTCTGCAACAACTTCTTCGTTTCTTCCTTTGTTGGCGCAGTGTACTTCTGCGTTAAGTTCTTTTGAGCGTCGGTATTCATGTTTAAAAATATCATCTAATGTCTTAAGCGCTTCGGCTTTGAACGCGTTCGCTGTTAGTAATGCCATTTATTACTCCGTGTATGTCGTCGTTGTGTATGGTTACCCTGTTATGTTTAATAATAGAAGTATGTGGGTCATTAATTAACTCAATCACTATCGATCTCGTATGGGTGTATGAAGTAATTTTAATCGTCTGTGTATACGACCGTGGGTCACTCCATCCATAGTTATATAGTGTGTTCCTAGATACTTTCATCGGCTTCTGTGATGCTCACATGTTGTAACAGGACACCATCCACACAGCGGCGTAGGATTCATCTGCCATGTGTCATTCTCATACGACAAACGCATACGCTCTAAGTCTGGTGTGAAGTTAGTCCACAGCGTCTCCATGTTATCTCTCACGTACTCCTCTGGAATAAAGTTGTTATGCAAGATAAACATCAGTCCTGCCTTTACTCTATTAACTTCAGGGAAGTGCGCGAACGTCATCAGTGCCATCAGTCGTAATTGTTTTAGATCAGGGTACTTGTCACTGCCCGTCTTGTAGTCAACAATGAACGCTGTGTCACCTTCTATAACCATGAAGTCAACGATGCCACGCACCCAATAACCTTTACCCCATGAACAAGGCTGCTTGTTCTCGTCTAGCGCCATTCGATGCTCGATATACCTTGTACCGTCGATCTCCAACAGTGGGTCAACCATACTCGCAAACCGTTTATAGTTGTGGGGTAACGCTGTACCGTCCTTCGCGTAGTTCTCCAACGCGCTATGTACATCCGTGCCGTAACGCATCTGCTGTGTAGGTATCGTTTCATATTTCTTAAGTACTTTGACTTCTTGATATTGTTTAGGGCAATTAATGTACTGTTTGAGACTTGAGAAAGACCACTTGACTGTATCCATTGGGAACCTTTAAGTTAACATTCTCCATAACTATGCCCATATTTCGCCTCACATGCAACAGGCAGAGTCTTGCCCCAATCGGGTGGTGTGGACATCTTCTCAATGATGAACTCCATAGCGCGCTCGCGCTCAATCTCTGGAACGACGATCACTGCTGCGTCATGCACAGTCAACACGACTCGATAGCGTTCATTGATAGCCAACATCTGTTCGCCTACAACTATTCTAGCCAACGCTTGGACTACGTTCTCAACGACCGCCCCACCCCAGATACTTATCTCGCCACGCCTAGACTTGTACTTGTACTGGGACTTCTCTTCTTCTGTATCCAACCGTAGGTTGGGGTAACGAATCATTAGGCCATTGGGCAGCTCGATGCCTTCCTTCTTAACCCGCAACGCTTTGTGTTCGCCTAAGTAATACTCTTTACTCTTAGCGTTCCAGCTACATAGAGCGTCCAATACGTTATCGGAGTCTTTCCATAGCTGAATAATATCGCTGTTAACATCTCGATAAAGTTTAACTATGTTCTGACATTCCTCATCGTCGATAACTGCCCCGGGCGGCTGTGTCTTTAGCGTGTGCTGTAACTTTCTCCAGCCAGTGCCATACCCTAGCCCCAGCACGCACGTCTTGCCAACAAATCTCTCAACAGGGTCAGCCTTAGTTATAGTACGGTTGTATACCTTTGAAGCAAAGATTGAATATACATCTTCACCTGAAGCGAATTGTCGTACGACATCGTCTTGTCCAGAGAGCCATGCCAACACCCTTGCTTCAATTTGGGAGGAATCACAGTTAATAACCACGTTTCCTGATGGGGCAAGGAGGGCATTTTTAAGCGTTTTCTTCTTCTTATCTCGGCTAGGAAGGTTTTGGAAGTTAACTTTATCGCTACCACTCCACCTGCCTGTATGTGCGCCGTAATATTTAAGGGGGATGGGCAGTAACCCTCTATTTCTCTTTCCGATGTCAATGAATCGTGTGATGCGAGACTCTTCCAAAGTTGATTTAGTGCCAAGTCTGACTGCGCAGAGCTGCTGAACGAGTGGATTTTCGTGTTCCGACAGTGCAATAAACCCTTCATCGTTTTTTGCCAAAGCAAATGTCTCTCTTCCTGTAACTGGACTAATCTTAAGTGGGGCAAATACTGGCGGGTCAAGTTTACTAAGTAGTTCAGCAAATTGTTTATTACTCGCAAGCTTTTTTCTAACAGCTTCTTCATCATCACATTTCAACTCTTCTTTTAAGGTGGCTAGGAGGTCGTTCTTCTCTTTCTTCAAGTCTTCTAAGCGTTGTACTAGCAACGCATCATCTACCTCAAATCCCGGGATTATGAACATCCTTAGCGTCATATCAATAAGTTTTGCCTCATCCTCTGGGAACTCTGGCCCCATGATGCTGAACAGTTTATGTGTTAGCTCACAATCGTTCCTGCAATACTCGCCGTACTGTTTCAATGCTGCTGCTGTAAAGTCTTCGAGTCGTTTGCCCTTGGCATCATCAACCTCTGTTCCTTTCTTACCTATCTCATAGCGCTCAGCCAACGCTTTGAGACTTCCACCCGCATCAACGCCGTGGAGCGCGCGAGCCATGCTCAGTGTGTCCAAGTAGAAGGCGGGGTACACCCCGAACCGCCAACCGAGTATTGCACCATCAAAGATAGTGTTATGGCAAAGCAGAGCCGAGTCCGTCCAATCAGTAAGTTCCTCTAGGTGTTTCTTTAACACTTCATGCGTACCTGAAAGCCAATACGCCGGTGCATCATCGATCTTGATGCCTACACCTATCTCTTGAAATTCTTTTCCACGAATGTATTCTTCAGTCGTCAGCGTTCTAAACCCAAAGTCGTTTGAGTAGTATGTCTCGAAATCTAATGTGATTAAACTCACTTATCTTTTCCTTGTGCTTGATGAACTTCTTCGGCGCGCAGCCTACTGTATTTTAATATGTGTTCTCTGTGTTCTTTCATGTGCATGTTAAATTTGACGTTACTCGACGATACGGTCTTCATTATCCGCAAGTGTGCTTGCTTTCTAGCTGCTTGTCTCATATCTTTCCTAAATCCTGAACTTTGATAGCGGGTAAGCTGCCAGTATGTATATCTTGTTTTGTATTACGTAATCTTTGAATCTCCTCCGCCGCTTCCTGACATAGCCCTGAGTAAAAAGCATTTGCCCTCATAGCCGTTTCAAAGTTAGCTGGATAGAACTTCCACGGCTCATTCAGTACATCAACGATGTCATACTTGGGGTTCATTGTTTTTTCCTCCATCGTATATATTGCTTCGCCAAAGAGTAACGCTAGGCATGTGGTTGTGAGATTGTTCTGGCGACACTTTTTGCATTGGGTGTATCCATCCCATAATACCTAAAGCTCTTACACCAGAAACCCATACGTTCGGGTGCAACTCTGCGGGTCGCGCTAAACCATGCTGATGGCAAAATGATCTGAACTCATCGCCACGCACGTAAGGCTTGGACATTAATAATTTTTCTGCGTATTCCAGATACTCTTCTACAAATTCTGGGGAACTGCTGTTCGCTTTCTTCCAACACTTGTCTGCTAACTCAAGCGCGTTTTTCATTCGATCACTCATGTGTTTTTCTCCTCAGCTTCAAGCACGCGCAAGTCATTTGCGACATCAGATACCCCATGCCAATCACGCCTTTCTACCATGACTTTCATATACTCAATTAAAATCAAACGCTGTACATCGTAGTCTTCATAGTCTCTATCCATTATTCTTCTCCTTTCGTGCTTCCATCATTGCGTCTGCTATTTTGTAACAATTCTTTGCGTCTTCTTCATAGTTGTCTGACCACATCTGCCCCACCATAGCCTTCGCCGCAAAGTAATCTCGCAAGTCCATGCCTTCGCTTCTGTTATTTGGAAATGCTTTCATTCTTTCTCTCCCTTTATTCTGAAAAAATTCCATGCCAGCGTTCTATCTTTAACCCGTACTCACGTCCATTTTTACAGCCTTCAAATAAATCTTCCATCGTGTAATAAGGCATTGGTATACGCCCTTTATTGTTTTGCGACATAACGTGCATTCTTCTTTGACTATGCCCCCGCGCTAATCCCGTGGCGTAAGCTGTAGGCCATATAGAAGACCATAGCTCGTAGATAATTTCGGCACTAACAGGAAAGTCTTCACCTTCAGGTAGCTTAGAGTATTCATTGGAAAACCAACTCCAAAACTTTTCGTCGCATTTGTTTAAAGGTTTTAGTTTTTTCATATTCTCCTCTGACACATGAACGCTTGTTGTTCTACGCGAAAGGCTCCTGCGTATTTGCAGTCACCTATCACTCGGCTCTCTGTTTGAATTTGTCCTATTGATAGTCCTACACAAAACATAATGACAGCCGCTAATGACTTAGCCCATACGTTCTGTATCCAAACAAAGATTTTCTTGTAATCAATTGTCTCGACTATCATTTACCTACTTTGCCTTCAAACGTAGGTACACCAAGCAACATGAAGTATTCGGCGGCGGTTTTTGCTTCGTCATCTGTCATGTTAGATAAATCAATGTGTGTGCCTTCATTAGTCATGATGGCTTCTATCTTGCCTATCAATGGTTCTTGTTGTGCTAAGAACTTAGTAATGTATTCGCGGTGCGGTAGTATCTCTGACATGTTATCTCTCCCTTTTAGTTGATGTTCTACGCCATAAATATTCTAATGTGGGGGTAGCCCCTAAACAAAGCAACTCCATCTCAGAATATTCAGTCCAGTTTGATTGCCCATAAGCGGGTGATACGAACTTATTGTTTGTGCTTCCTTGGTAATGTGGCAGATACGTAATCCCTTTTAAAACATACACGCGCTGCATTTCTTTCTCTGCTATTGAATCACTACCCATCGTAATCCTCCTCAATATAATAACTAGACACGCGATCTTCATTAGCCCTTCGCGTGTTAACCTTCTTCATCTTTGCTGTGCTTACTTCTTTTGGCGTAAACAACTCCTTCTTTTCAACAACTGGTTTCAAAATAGGGACGTTGGTCATGATTGATTCCATCGTCTGAAACTGTCTCTTACAGTCAACGCACTTACGATAGCGTTTAACTCCGTCATATAACTTTATACTTGTAGTGACGGTAGATTTCCCATTGCAATGCGGACATAGCATTTAAATACTCACCTTGGATAGAGAAAAAAATAGCGATTCAGGCGAACCTGAACCGCTATATAAATTACTTGACGTGTGCGAAGAGAATCTCTCGCTCGATATACCAACGCGCTTTTTCCAAGTCTTGCACTCGGTTGCCTTTATGATCGGCTCGGGTAATATACTTCACAGCATTGCCCAAGTTGTAATTGAGATTCTTCGCTTCAATGAAGTCGATAGTCTCTACGCCGCCCGCCGTATAGTGTGGCGGGTGATTAACAAGATCAACATTGGACGCACCGAACTCAGGCTTAGCAACTTCCATCCGTGCTTTAACACGCTTGGGTGTTACGTTTATTTTCTTACGCATAGCACTACGCGCGCTGTATATGGCGGTGATTGATACACCTAGCTCTGCCGCTGCTGCCTTCGGTTTGGCAAACGGATACTTCTTGAAGTATCTTCTAATGCGTTCTGTCTGTACTGATAGTTTCATGATTACTTACCCTCTCTGTTACGTTGAAAAAGATAATCCTCGCGTGTTTCAGTTGGAGGAACCCACCCATACTTACGCCACTTCGCCTGCACATTAGCGCCAGACGTCCATTTAAAGTTGTCTAGCGGATTGATATGACGTTCGTGTTGATATACATCTGGAACGACCAAACGCTCCCTACCTACCACTTTGAATTTCATGATTGATAATCTCCTCAAGTTGATCTACATTCTCCTCGTTAATAACAAGCGGTATCCCGCCACACTTACCTATCTCATTTAAGTTCTTTACCTGAAGCGCAGTAGTACGTCCTCCACCTGCCTTGCACTCAATACCTAAGAACCTGCCCTTATAACAAGCAACGATGTCTGGTACTCCTGCTGTACCGTACCCGCCCATGAACGGCATGAAGTAATAGGCTTTTAACTTATCAAGTGTTTCCTTAACCTTCTTCTTTACCTTCGCTTCAGGTTTCATTGTTCCCTTTCAAAGATTCAAGCTCGTCATTAGATAAGATAACTATGAACATAGAAGGCGATGCTTGCCAGCCGGTATTCGGCATGTCGCCTCTCGTTTGATATAGTTTCAAGCGAGTCAGTAAGTCATCTCTTTCTAACGGTTCAGCATTACCTGAAACGATAATCATCGCAAGCTTGTGTTTAAGAAAAGCGGGGAGGGTGTCAGCATCAAATATCCGTAGATGGTTGTCGCCAACATATACCGTATGCTTTTCGCTTTCGATGCGTACTGGCACACGATATGTCCCCTCCCCAAACTCGCTAGCAATTGGTGTAATGTTTAATTGTTTGAGAGAAGCCAATGGTGCGCTGTTAAACTCAAACAAAAATTCATCCCACTCAACTTCTAAATTTGGCTTTCTCATGAAGGCATAAATATAAATGATGGTTTAAGTAACGCTGTGTTACCCCAAGAATCTCTCTTGTTAAATGCCATTACATTTAGTTCTTTGATGATTCCCTTAAATGATTCAGGATAGAACCCGCTATCACCTGAGAACTCCATGTTGGGATACAACTGTTGCAAGTGTGTCTTCAGCATAGCCATAGTAGTGATAACGTCCTCCACTTCCACCACATCATTGACGCGCTTGAACGGCTCCGTTATGTTTATCTTATAACTCACCAAATCATTCATATCATCGCCGTACCCCCATTGAGGCTGCAAATGTATCTTGCCCACTATGAAGGAACCTAATTTGTCACTACCTACAACGCGCATGGGCTGAGCAAAAACCTCTCGTATTTCTTCCGCACGTTTAGCTCTCATACTATCAACCACCTCGTATTTGTCAAGAGTAAGTTTAACTTTATCCATTGATTCTTTTGATAGGGTATCCACACTTTGATTGTTTAAAACTATCATTAACAACCTGTGAACTTCTTCGCCCGATAACATGTTGTGCTTACGCACCTCACCCAATGTATTTGAAAATTGATTTAACATTGAATAAATGTCTGAACTAAAAACCTGTCTGAACATATCGTCAGTAGTTTCGGGTATCAATTTCTTTTCTTCAATAACCTTCATTAAAAAACTTACCCGCTTACCAAAGAAAGTTAGCTTGTCTACGTAATCGCGCCCACGATCTTTAGTTACCATCACGTTTTGAATCGCGTATGCTTCTTTATCCTTCATCCAATACACTCTGCATAGAGCGATACCATCTGCGCGGGACATATAGATATTTGCTCCCTCAATAGTCTCACCGCTGATACCTAGCACTTGAAGGTCGTACTTGTGTGCCAACTCCCGCACAAGCGGGAACACTTTGTTGTCTGTTACTCGGTGCGCTTCATCGGCTGTGAGCGGAAACTTTTCGTCTCTATGCTCAGTCATTCTGTAAGCGGCGTGTGTATGTAAGATTTTCATGTTTAACCTTTCAGGATAGGGTGAATCGTTATTTATTAAATTTAACCAACTTGCCTTTCGGCGGTTTGAAGTTCCGATTCTCCGTCACCAGCCACAGAGTATCGATGCCAGTTTCCCACCTTGGTTTATCTTCAACGTAGCCATCAGTAAAGATCACCAGACAATCCGGTGTGTACTTCTTATCTTTCAGGTAGTCCGACACGCACGACACCATAGTGCCGCCACCGCCCATTGGCTTAAGAATATCTTTGATGTTAGGTGAGTCACCTGCAAACACCTGCTCACCATGTACCTCTGTATCCCACCACAGTATTCTCACCGTGTCTGGCTTACACACATCACAGATCACCTGCAACTGATAAGCGAACGCGCCCAACTCCTCTGTGCCAATAGACCCAGACGTGTCGATGCTTACGCATACCTCAGTCAATGTCTCTGTGTCCTCGCTTGGTGCGTAAATGTCATTAGCCAAGAGATTGCGATTAAACCTACGCCATGTCAGCTCGTCCTTACCTCGCACGTTGTTAGATACAAAGTCGCGGAACTCGTCCTTCCAGTTGATCGGTATCTCCAATGACTGACTTATCTCACGCGGGATGTTAGCTCCGAGACGACCTGCCAACATACCGCCCTCACGCAACGCCCGACCTACCTTCTCCTCGAACTCCTTCAACTCCTTGACATCTTTGCCATTGGCTCCGGTCATGTCATGCTCATCGCTGTCCTGAACGGTGACTTGTTTGCCATTGATGTTTATGACTTCACCCTGACCTGAACCGTTAGTCTCATCACCATCGTCAGACTCACAGCTCCCACCTCCGCCACCACTACCTTTCTGCTTACGTTGTGGATTCTGTTTCTGTAGTTCGTTGTATATCTCACGCACCGCCCACCCATCGAACTTGTGATCTATGATTGCGCTCTCAGGTAACTTGCACAATGGTTGCGATTGATGCTGACCTTTGATGTTATCGATGATGTTGTTAACGACTATATCCATCGACACGTTAGCTAGAACGTGATCCTCCTTCATCAAGTCTTTATGTCTGTGGATATGTAGTAACGCTACATGCAGATTCTCATGCAGCACCACCGCCCTCGCCTCCTCGTCAGACAAGGTAGCCATAAACTCCTTGCCATAACGCTTGTTCTCACCATCGGTGTATGCGGTAGGTATACCTTCAACCACTTCGCTGTTACCCATCAGCATCACGCTACCATACAACGCTGTCTCTGGATGACGCATCATGATGATGTGATTCTTCTTCAGTCTTTCTTCGTCTGATAGATATGACATAATATTTTCCTAGGTTATAGATACTTGTAGTTGTCTTTAGTCCATGCCTTAACATCATCATTGTTAGCGGCAAGTTTAGTAGTGCGTTTATTACCCATCAACATAGTGAAGAATACTGACTGCAACTCGCTGTGATTCATACGCTTGACGAACTTCATGTACTGAGACAACTCGTCCTGTGTTTGTAAGTCATCCACCGCGTTGAACATCATCATGCAAAGTGCAGCCATATCGTTTGGCATGGGTACACCCTCTGGGTTAGCAACCACGTCCTTAGTTTTAATAACCTGCGACTCCATCTCCATAAAGACAGACAACGCTTTCGCCGCCGCTAAACCGATTGTTCCTGCAAGTAACACTTCAGCCACCTGTGAACCCAAAACTTCGCGGTTAGTTACGATACGATTGGCTTTGTACAACGAACGTGGTGACACGAACGACACCGCCTGTCCTGCCTTGGTTGGATTAAATATAAACTCATTGTTCTCTTGCCCACCATCCATGTATGACGCTAAGCAACGTGGATTCATAGCAACGAACGAACGCAAAGTAACTGACACGCCATTCTCACCCGCCCAGATATTCCAACGCCGCGCATCGGGTTTCTCCATACGGAATAAACAAATACGATTACCCTGATGTGCCTGTACGAAATCACCTACGCCATCGCTTCCGTTGTTACTTGTTCCAAACACCATAGAACCCATAGGTAACGATACGTCACCCACCATACGTTCTAGCATTAGTCGAGTAAACAACACACCCATAGACTTAGGAACTTTGAACGCCTCGTCAAGCATTATGATCTTGGGCTTGTCGCTGCCCATGTTGAACAATGAACCAACGTACTGCTCAAGTGCCTTTGTTGCATGGTTAGGAATAGTAGCTGCTATGTCCATGTGATCTTTTGCCGGACAGTCAACGTAAATATATTCGTACTTGTCCGATGCGAACACGTCTTTGGGTTTGCGCCACTTGTCGCCGTTTTTCTCAGCGATCAGCTTTAAGACAGAAGTCTTGCCAACTCCGGGTTCACTCACTATGATTGGTGTGATGTGAGAATCTTCTCCCTCAACTGTCTGGGATAGGATTGGAACAACTGTCGCCGCTTGGTCGATAGTGATTGTTTGTGTGAAGTTTATTTTTGACATGATGCTACCTTTCGTGTGTGGTTAAATTAAATACTACGTGGCATAAACTTGGACAGAATGTCGTCCACCTCATCTTTGACCTGCGAACGCGCTGCGTCTGACTCACGTAACATGTCAGCATCAACACCTCGCAATGCCATCTCCAACTGAGTGATGACGCCGGATAACTTAGCATCACCTGTCAGATTAAAGTCTTTGTACACATGGCAATACTCTTTAGCCTTCGCCACCGTGCCTTCATATATCTTGCGGCGTTTCTGTTTCATCTCACCGTCCTTGCCCATGTACTCGTCAACGTCACAGCAATGGGACAAACTCTCCATCACCTCAACCAACCGATCTATCTGGTCGTTCAGGATGCCCTGAACTATTGTTTCCGCTTGTTGGTTGTAATGGTTGTTTAAGTCATCAGCCAAGTCTTGTGCTATCGCACAGCGATAGTCGCCCACCGGAATCTCGCTTGTATATAGAGTGACTCCGAACTTGCTCCGCACTTCAGCCACATCTGGGTAGTCGTTGCGGTTGAACATCTGACCTTGTGCGAACGCCATGTTGGAGACGGTCGCCGCATAGTTGTTACAGAACTCATCTAGCAGACGCTCGAACTCTGCCTTGTGGTCGTGGAACTCCTGCATGAACTTGGGTAGAGATACGTGCGGCAGATAGTCCTGCGCTTTATTCCACGGGTAAGTTGTTCTCTGCATCCAGTTATAGATAGTCTGGCGATAGTTCAGTAGATTCTTGTGATCTATGTTGTTGGCAAGTAGATTCTTAACGAACCTGCCCGCGTTCTGATCGGCTTTCTTTGCGGTAGTAACCTCATTACTGATGACTCTGTCCTGCTTGGTCGCTGACCATACGTTGACCTCAACCGATACCAATAGACCTGCGGTTGCAAGTGACGTTACGTGCTGCGGTTTGTTTAAGGAGATATTCATCTCTATACCTTTCTGTGTGATTAAATAGAACTTCATGTGACGCTGAACTGCTAAGTTAATGTTGCTGGTAATTACCTCGTCCACCATTTATAAGTATATCATAACTTGACATATTATACAAGCGAATTACTCCACTTTTATATATGTACCTGTGAGCTAAGAATGCCCCCAACGACATCAAGCTGATCGCAACCAGCGCTGCCGCGCAAAACAAACGAAGCCAGTTGCTCATGCCTTCACCCTCCTCACCGAGATCATCTTCTCGTTATCCGACTTATCGAATACCTCGAAGCCATCCTCAATTGATTTAACTTCCCACGTACCATCAGCGATACAGTCAAGTGACTGACTTAACTTGTTCACCAAGGCAGTTTTACGGTTCAGGCGTACATGAAGTGTTAAAACCCAAACGCCCAATACAACGGTCGCTATCTCATATAGTGTGTTCATACATGCTGCCTCTCGTTTCCTTGTTGACGCAACTCATCATCCCCACGCATGGGCAGATGTTTAATCTTGTCAAGTATCTCTTCCACTTCACCATCATTGAGATTGCCCTCAACGTCCTGTGTGATAGGAGTGTCATAGCACAACTCATAAGTGTGATTGTCTGCCTTGATCGCAAAGGTAATGACAGCCAACTCCCATAGTCCCTCGTCCCCTCCGTAGGTATGCTCTCCCTTGACGACTGACGCTCCGTACCCATTGGCAAAGCGGTATATCTTTTGTATTGCACCGCTCTCTAGTGGTCGTGCATCTACTGGCACATATAAACCTTCATCCGTCATATCCATCCCAACCTCCCTTTAACTTTGTTGATGTGCGCAAACAAATACTCGCGCTCCCAGATAGTGCCTTTCTGCCGTCTGAGTATCCGCTTGGTGTCGCGTATTGTTTGTTTAATTGACTGCTTATTGTTACGTACATTCATACCCCACCCCATACAACCATCCATGCCAATAACACCGACATGCCCACCATTACCCATAACAACACCTCATCCATATTCATTTCACTAACCCTCCCTTGTTGTTGATGCCTTGTAAGTCTGTGATGTCTGTCACCATCACGTAGTTACTCTTGTGCATTGGCACAACACAACGCCTAATCCCCAACGCTGCGCTGTCTCCGCATGGCATACAAGTCTTGTATCCCAACGCCCAACGACCGTGAGCCACGGGTGAGCCACATATAATGCAAGGTCGTGTGTGATTCTCTTCAGCCATAGTGTTTCCCCTCGAACAAGTCTAGTTGCTTATGCTGCTTTATTAACTCCAAGTCATCTAAGTATTCCTTGAGCCATACAACGTGTAGTTCTGGGTGTGTTACGTACAAATGCTCAGGTGGTGGATATACCCGCAGTAGAGTCATAACGCGCTGCGCTGCGTCTATGTCTACGCCGTAACGGAAGAACACATCCTCTTTAATTAGTTCATCCATTGATAGGTTTGGTGGCTCATTGAAACTAAAGAATTGTTCCTGTGCCTCGATCATTGCCTGTTTTAGTTTGCCCATGTCACACCTCATCTAATGAATTTGTTGGATCACAGAACGAACAACCGAACTCGCCGCACTTGTGATAATGGATGTTTCTCTCTTCTTTCTCTTTACGCAATATGACTGCTAAGTCTGAACTACGTGGGCCTTTCCATTGCGTGGGTTGTTTGCTTTCTATGTCATACAAGTATGGGTTTTCCATAACTAACCTTTCTATGTAATTCAGGTATGCCTGAAGTGTTAAATAACTTTGCTGCCGCTTGTGCCTTAGGGCTGATACATTGCCCCTTGACACTATAATTATACCATTATTTGACATATAAGTCAACCTAGTTGTGTGAGACTTTTGTTCTGGGTGTGTAGGGAAAACCGGAACAAGAATTTACTACATGTATTAAGAATGAGGGGTTTTGTTCTGGTTTTTTTGTGTTGCCGGAACAGTAAGAAATGGCTGAAATGCCGCGTAAACACTAGGTTTTCTTCTTTTATTTATTTAAGTATCTACTATATATAGTGTTCTGTTCTGGGAGAGAAAAAGGGTATGGCTGGCTGGGAGTGTTTTTTGATGCACTTGCCGCGAAGGACGTTCAACCTGAAAAAAACACTGTTTTTGCCCATACCCCCTAAAATGACCAGAACACCGGAACAAGTGCGTAAGTCGTTGATTTAAAAGGCGAAATCCTGTTCCGTAGCCAGAACAACAACACAGTTGTCAGAACAGTTTTTAACCCCAATTACGTCATTTACACAAACGGTAGATGATAGGGCTAAAAAGTGTCGCCTAATTATATAACTAGCGCGTCTCTACGTTGGGCGTCATCTATGAGTTAATTCAGGTATACCTGAAGTGTTATTTAGCGGGCTTGGGTCAGCGCGTTCGCGCTTGCTCGCGCGCGAGGACAAACAACTGGTTTCAAATCGCAGGGCGAAAAAAAACCCTAGCCTTTCGGCTAGGGTTTCAGGTATTACTTAGTCACTTCAAGTTTTACCTTGAAAGCTATGATCGCAGCGTCAAGTGCTTTGCTGTTAGCTGTTGGATCATTACCGCGTGATTCAGCAGACTTGCATCGCGTTTTCAATGTATCAAGAGTCTTTTCAACGAATTCACCGAAAGACAATGTTGCTGCTCTTGTCTGCGACTCTGGATTTCTTTCGCGTAATACTTTCTTAGCTGCTAACTTCAGATCAGCTAACCTGCCAGAGCAGTATTTATTGACGCGATCACGTAGATCATAAGTGACGCGATACTTAGCAGGATCGTCGTTTTTCATCGCACCGATCTGCTGCTGACTATAAGAGAATGCAACAGCTACATTCAGCTTGTACTGCTCTTTCGGTGCGTCGCCCGATAATTGATCTAGTGGAATATAGTTACCATCAACTACACCGAATATAGTTTCAGCATACTTAGGCAACTCACTCGCACGTTGACGAAAGCCTTCATTCAGTTCGACCCTTGCTTCTGGTGGGCAATCTTCGGGAAAGCCTGCAATGTTATCCAGCGCCCATGCACCGTCTGCACGTATCGCGTCTGCACGCTTAGCGACGTTATAACCAAAGTCTGACAATGATTTGTAAGACTGCTCAAAAGATACTGCGGATTTTGCTTTTGACATGATAGTCACCTTTCAAAATATCGGTGCTGAATTGCATCCGATAATTAAGTTATACACCATAGCTGGGTCATTAATCAAGGATTCTGGTGTAGCTGAAGCGTTATTTAGGGGTCTAGCCCCCGACCCCCATCCCCCCCTTTTACCAGCTTGGTTCCATCGCGCCGCTCTACACCAAGAGTTGCGCAAACGACTCCCCTACTTTCCAAAAGTCGGCAATAAGTAATCCTAGACCCATCACCCTAGTATTACTATCATTAAATATATTCATACCCCACCCCCCTATGATTTAAACCCCCATTTCAATCACCCCCATCTGCAAAACACCCCCCGGTAGGAGTCCCAACCTCCCCTATTGCGAAAACAATATTTCGTGATATAGTCCGGAAATCACATAGGCCACAGGAAGCCCAATGAATGTGATTGTCCCAAACATCGATGAAGATATTCCCTTACCAGCTTCAGCTTATGAAGCTATGCCTTCTCTTTCTCCGCACGAAGAGTTAGAGATGCGGGCGCGCACTATTAAGTTAGTGGCTGATCTCAATGACACCCCGATAGAACCTACTCCAGAACACATGGAGACTGCCCGAGAAGTGGCAAAACAGATGATGACGAACCCGGCGCACCGCCCGGAGTTTGCTAAATATCCCAATGAAGTGATGGCTTACCTTGCAGGTATGGTCGCCCAATCGAACTGCATGATCGTTGAGGAACTCTCCGATCTAAAACTATATGTAGTAAACAAACTCGTATCTGAGATAGAGAATGCCAAAGACTCTAAGGCAAGGATTTCAGCTATTGCTAAATTAGGCGAGGTAGACGGCGTCGATGCGTTTAAGAAGCGCACAGAGATGACTGTAAAGATACAGCCTATTGAGGAAGTTGAGAAAGAACTGCTCCAGACTCTAGAAGTTTTGCAAGAACAAGTGCTAGAAGTTGAGTTTAGAGAGTCAAAAAGTGAGTAATTTATCTTCAGAAGACATTTTTAAGCTAAAAGAAGCGCTTCCCAATATGCCTGAGAAGCAGAAACGGCGTGTAGCAGAGCTTTTAAAGCGGTATCAGTCCGAAGTAGCGCAGAAAATGGGGCGGGAATCGTTCCTAGACTTTGTAAAACACGTCTATCCGGGCTATAAAGTGGGGCCACACCACTATAAATTGGCAAGAATCTTTGAAGAAATAGCTGCTGGTAAGAAAAAACGGGTGATTGTAAACATCGCCCCTCGTCATGGGAAGTCTGAACTCATATCCTACCTCGCTCCAGCGTGGTTTCTGGGTAAATATCCCCAGAAAAAGGTAATTATGGCCTCCCATACGGCTGATTTGGCTGTTCAATTCGGTCGTAGAGTGCGTAATTTGGTTGGATCGGAGGCTTATCGTGACATTTTTCCGCAGATTGAGTTACAGGCGGACTCGAAATCCGCTTCGCGGTGGGGTACTAACTTTAATGGCGAGTATTTCGCCATCGGTGTGGGCGGTGCTTTGGCTGGTCGCGGTGCTGACCTTTTCATCATTGATGATCCCCATTCTGAGCAAGAAGCCAAGCTCGGCAGACCTGAAGTGTTTCTACCAGCATGGGAATGGTTTCAGAGCGGGCCTCTCCAGCGTCTCATGCCGGGCGGCGCAATTATTGTAGTAATGACACGGTGGAGCAAACTTGACCTTACTGGACAAATTGTTACGCAGATGGAACGTGTTGAGGGAGTCGACGAGTGGGAAGTCGTCCAGTTCCCTGCCATCACAGACGAAGACCAACCTCTCTGGCCCGAATTTTGGCCGCTTGAAGAGCTGTTGGCGAAAAAGGCATCACTGGATATTCGATACTGGAATGCACAGTACATGCAGGAGCCAACGTCAGAAGAGGGAGCCTTAATTAAGAAGGAGTGGTGGAAAGTCTGGGAAGAGGAAGACCCGCCTAAATGCGAATTTATTATCATGGCGCTAGACGCCGCCCAAGAAGCTAACACCCGTGCCGACTATAACGCTCTAACTACGTGGGGTGTGTTCTTCAATGAGGAGACTAATAATCACGCGATCATACTATTAAACAGCATTAAGAAGCGCATGGAGTACCCGGATTTAAAAGCGCTTGTACTAGAAGAATATAAAGAGTGGCAACCCGATGCGTTTATCGTGGAGAAAAAGTCTTCTGGCTCAGTGCTGTTCCAAGAGTTTAGGCGCATGGGTATACCGGTGGGTGAGTTTACCCCGGGCAAAGGACAAGACAAGGTGAGCCGAGTTAATGCGGTGTCTGACTTGTTCCGCTCAGGCATTGTGTGGGCACCATACAAGCGGTGGGCGATGGAGGTAGTTGAGGAGTGCAATGACTTCCCGTCGGGTATGAACGACGACTTGGTTGACTCGACCACCCTAGCATTGTTGCGCTTTAGGCAAGGCGGCTTTATTAAGCTGCCAAACGATGAGCCAGAAGAGATTCAGTTTTTTAGACGCCGCCGAACTGCGGCTTACTACTAATGTCGAACTTAACCTGCATGTACTACGAGAAGGCGATGCCGCGTGAGTTCTGTAACTACGTTAAAGGCTCTATTGATTGGGCGCAGGCAGCAGACGCCACTATATATAAGGACACTGGGGCAGAAGTATCCAAGGTACTCCGCAGGGCTAGTATTGTTTCGCAAGACTTGATGTCCCCGCTTGGCTCGGTGTGTAAGAACTACTTAATAGATGGTGAGCGCAACGGTCAGTGGGCTAAGACTATATGCGACTTTGACGTGGTTCAAGTAATAAGATATGGCGAAAATGGGCATTACATGTGGCATAACGACGTGCTTCCGCCCAAAAACGGCAAAATTAGAGCAGTATCGTTAGTGATGCTACTAAATGACCCATCGGAGTTTCAAGGTGGGCTGCTACAGATTAAAGACAAGAGCGACAACCTCCTGAAGAACAAGGGAGACATAGTTGTGTTTGATGCGAAAGCTGAACACCGTGTAACACCGGTAACAAGCGGAGTTAGATACACCGCCGTGTGCTGGGCATATAAATTCTACGAGGAATAAAGATGAGCATCGAAAAAGGTTTGTACGCGGCCCCGCAAGGGATTGCGCAAGGATTAGAGCCTGATCTGGAGATTGAGATTGAAGACCCAGAGTCAGTAAAACTTAGAACAGATGGGCTAGAAATAGAAATAGCGCCGAGCGACGACGAAGAAGGCTTTGAAGATAACTTAGCCGAGTACATGCCGGACAATGAGTTAAGTCTATTAGCTGGTGAATTGGTTGACGCGTATGAGGATGATTTATCTAGTCGTAAAGATTGGATACAGACGTACGTTGACGGCCTTGACTTGTTGGGGATGAAGCTTGAAGAAAGAACTGAACCTTGGGCGGGAGCATGCGGCGTTACACATCCTCTTCTCGCTGAAGCGCTTGTTAAGTTCCAAAGCGAAACGATCATGGAGACGTTCCCCGCTGCTGGCCCGGTTAAAGCTAAGATCATTGGCAAAGAAACTCCGGAAAAGAAAGCTGCGGCGGAGCGTGTACAGACGGATATGAATTTCCGCTTGACGGAAGAAATGCCTGAGTATCGTCCAGAACATGAGCGCATGTTATGGGGCTTGGGCTTAGCTGGTAATGCGTTCAAGAAGGTGTACTTCGACCCATCATGGGGTCGTCAGGTATCGTTGTTTGTACCTGCTGAAGATGTAGTTGTACCTTATGGCGCTACTTCTTTGAAGACAGCAGAACGTGTAACGCACGTTATGAGGAAGAGCGAGAATGAGCTACGAAAACTTCAGGTTGCGGGTTTTTACCTCGACGTCGATCTTGGCGACCCGGTTAATACTATCGAGGAAGTTGAGAAAAAGATTGCTGAGAAGCTTGGCTTTAGGGCCACGTCAGACGACCGCTATCGCATCCTTGAGATGCAGGTTGACCTCGACTTACCCGGTTATGAAGACACTGATGAAGATGGAGAAGAGACGGGCATTGCTCTTCCGTACATCGTTACGATTGAGAAAAACACGCAAACAGTTCTTTCAATCAGGCGCAATTGGAAACCGGACGATAAGTTAAAACAAAAACGCTCACACTTCGTACACTATGGATACATCCCCGGATTTGGTTTCTATAATTTCGGCCTTATCCACCTCATTGGGGCCTTTGCCAAGTCCGGCACATCCATTCTGCGTCAATTGGTTGATGCAGGAACCCTCTCGAACCTTCCGGGCGGGCTTAAATCTAGAGGACTGCGAGTCAAGGGAGATGACACCCCCATCACCCCGGGAGAATTTAGAGATGTCGATGTCCCGAGTGGAAGTATTAGGGACAACATCCTGCCCCTACCCTATAAGGAACCGTCACAAGTTCTAGCGTCGTTGATGAATCAGATCATTGAAGAAGGTCGTAACTTCGCCAATGCAGGGAATATAGCGGTATCTGATATGTCATCTGAGTCCCCAGTTGGGACTACGCTGGCTATTCTGGAAAAAACATTGAAGACGATGTCTGCAATTCAGGCACGTATTCACTACTCGATGCACGAAGAGTTCCGTCTATTAAAAGACATCATTCGTGATTTCACACCAGAAGAATACGCGTACGACCCAGAAGATGGTGATCGTAAAATTAAACAGTCTGATTACGATCAAGTAGATGTGATACC